GCGCGTGCAGCGCGTAAAACTGTTGTTCTTGCAAACTGGGATGACCCTAATCAGGTTTACAGCTCAGTTACTGAGTATCAGCAAGATGATGAGTTGCTGGACAAACTTGGCTACAACCCTGTTGATCTTCGCTTAATTGGTGTCACTTCTCGCGGTCAAGCCCTGCGAGCAGCCAAGCACACATTGTTCAGCGACAGATACGAAACTGAAAAGGTAAGTTTTCGTATTGGAGCGGAAGGGTTAGCAGCTGGTGTTGGGGAAGTCATCCAGATTGCCGATCCACTGAAGCAAGGGCAGCGCCTAGGTGGGCGCATTGTTGCGATAGACGGAAACACCGTCACCCTTGATGCGGTTTTGGCGTTGGCTGCTGGAACGGCGTACACGTTGACGCTAGTTGTCCCTGACGGCGAAACATTGACAAATGGAGACGGAACAAAAACAACACGACCGAAGTTACAAGTTTTCAATGTAGTCAGCTCGACTGACGTAAACGAGGAAATCCAAGAGCTTAGGATTCAACGCCAAGGCACAACTGATAGTTTATTAGCGCAGGATGATGACAACTTGGTTGCTCGCGTTATTACCAGCGAATCAAAGAATACAAAGCTTGAATTAAATGCAGCTGTTAATTCGCAGACGGGCGCTTTATGGGTGCTTGAGTGGAGCGCGATGCAGGCGGCTACCTACAGGATTGTTTCAGTCGCAGAAGTAGAGCCGTTAATTTATCAAGTCGAGGCGATCCAATACAACGCAAGCAAGTATGGATTTGTCGATAATGACTTGCCAGTAGCGATTCCTAAAGATCGATTCCAACTTCGGCAGATCACACCGCCTACCAATCTCGACGCTGACCTTGAATTTTCTAACGGGCAGACATCAATCAAAGCGTCTTGGAAGGCCCCTCAATTTGACAACACAGTCGATTTACTTATTAGAGGTTATAGGTATCAATGGCGAAAAACTGGAGACACTGAGTGGCATGACGTTATTTCAGTGCAGGCCACTACGGTCGAAATTCCATTGCAAAACCATGTGTTTGGCAACAGTTATCAGGTTCGGGTAGGAGCTGTAAATCGACTTGGCACTCAATCTGAATGGGTGAGCTATGACGTTGATTCTTTCCCTGCAATTCCAGACCTAAGCGCAACCGAATTTGGGGCAACGTTAACGCACGCAAGCCAGCCTGACGGCACGCATTTGCTGATCGTGGATTCTGGAACGTGTCCAATCCCGGAACGGATTAGTGGCTACAGGTGCTGGGTAAGGCCTAAAACCTTGACTACGGGCGAGATCCCAGGGGTAAAACCACCAAATGCTGATGGTTGGTACTTCTTAGCGGACATCCCTCTCACTGGGTATTACACCCAAGCGTTTCACGCGCCAGACACTTACGATGTGCGTGTTAATTTTACGAGTGCAATTTTTGGCGAAGAGCCGACTGATTACATATTTGACCTTGTCGAACGCGAAGAGATTACGCCTCCAACCCCAAGCAATTTCGGAGTCGTTGAAAACCAAAACAGCAGCGGTAAGCGCTTTAGTTGGCAGCTTCCATTAAGCATTTATGGGAGCTGGGATCAAAGCGTAGTTGCAGATGTTATTGCCTATCAGGTTAGATTTAAAAAAGGAACACTTGCGACCAACATTGTTGAGTTTGACGTCAGCACTGATCTGGTTTCAGTTAAAACGGGCACTGTTATTGGCACCAGAGTCAATCAACACCTATTTAATATTGGCGATCAAGTTCAGTTTGCTGCTTCATCTGGAACTTTGCCTACAGGCATCGTAGATGGCACTATTTATTTTGTTGCCGCTGATGGCTTTTCAAGTATTGGCTTCAAAGTAAGCGCAACAAACGGCGGCGCTCCTATAAACCTGACTGGCACTGCGACTGGCACTTACAACGTGTCCGGCCCTACTACCGCTAAGCAACGGCTTGATTTGCAGGCATCTTGGTTCGCAGGCATTGAATTGGCTTCTGGCGGTTTGCCTGCACAACAGCAGTGGTTTGAGACAAGTCTGTTTGACAAAGACACTTGGACTGTAATGGTCAAAGCGGTTGATGCTACTCAGTGGCGTTCAGACATCCCCGCCTTTGTGCTTGTAAACATTGGGGCACCACCTGTCAGCAACGCGGTTCAGTCTGTAAACGCTAAAACGCAAGCGCCAGGCAACTGGCCAGGGGTAAAAGACAATTGCGAGGTCAGCGGTGGCAACCTTGTTCAAACTAACCCAGAACTTGACAGTATTTTTACTTGGAATTTTGACAACAACAATCTCCAAAGCGCACTGTTGCTTGACACAACTTCTACCGCAACTTATCAGCACAAATTAGTTGCGCTAACAGGCAACCCACTGTTTGTCGATCAAGAGGATGACTCTGATATTTTCCTTGAAGACAAGCCTTTGGTCATTGATGTTACCAACAACAATTTTTCACTACAGCGCAATGGGGCGACTATTAGCCACGGTTTAGTTTTAAACGATACGTTTCAATTCATAGTCGTCACAGGCTCTGCCCCTACTGGCGTCGTGGCTGGTACGACTTATCACGTTGTCGCCACTGACCTGACCGACACAACCTTCAGGGTCGCGACAAGTCAAGGCGGTGCCGCAATCACGCTTAGTGGAGCTGCTAATGGCACGTATGCCGCAAGAGGTTTTCAAATTCTTGCCGAACAAAGATTTTATTCAAATGTTGAATTGGCAGAGGGCGGAATCGTTCACCCTTATGCGCCATTTGAAAAACTACTTGGAGACGTCTACAGGGTTGAAACCACCTTTAAGAGCCCTGATGGCGGAACAACCGCTGGCAACATTACTGGACTGACAGCGCAGCTGGATTACCCAGACGTCATTGAAAAGCAAAATGATGTGGCTATCTCGAATTCGGCTAGTGGAACGGAGGTTAATCTTGTTAAGAGCTTTAGGGGCATTTCAAGTGTGACCATCACAGCTCTGCAGACTACAACCAATCCAAACGTGGTGACTGCTGTGGTTAAAGCAAAAACAACTGACAAGGTTACAATTAGTTGTCTGAACTCCAGCGGCAACCCTGTTGCAGGGGCGGTTGACATCACGGTGATTGGTTTCTAATGGCTGACGCACGCATCTCACAGCTGCCTTCGGCTAGCACGATCTCAGCCAATGACGTGCTCCCGTTTACCAGCATCAGTGCTAGCGAAACTCGGCGAATCACCGCTAACAGTCTTGGTTTAGTCCTGACTCAGCTTGGGCTCACTGTTGGCTCAAACACCCCAACCAATCCTGCACCCTATAACGGTCAGCTTTGGGTAGACACCAGCACTAACCCGCCAGTCCTAAAAGTCTTTAACGGCGCCACGTTCACGATTGTCAGCTTTTTGCCTGGCTCTTCAATCGCTACTAGCCCTTCAAACACTGCGCCAGCTTCGCCGGCACTGGGTCAGCTGTGGCTTGATACAAGTCAAACACCTGATGAGCTGAAGGTCTACGACGGCGCTGCGTTCGTGCGTGTTGACCCTTTAGGCATTACAGAAACCGCAGGTGATGCACGATATTTAAGGATTACAAACGCCAACGCTACTTTCTTGCAGTTGGCCGGGGGGACGCTGACAGGTAATTTGACCCTCGTCGGCAATCCGACTACAAACAACATGGCCTCAAATAAGGCCTACGTTGATGCACAGGTTGCAGGGATTCCGGCGGCGACAGACTTGACTCCTGCGGGAACAATTATCTATTCAGCAAGGTCGAGCGCTCCTAATGGTTACTTGCACGCTAATGGTGCGGCAGTAAGTAGAGCTACGTTTTCAACCTTGTTTGCTGCAATTGGAACAACCTACGGTGGCGGCAACGGCTCTACGACTTTCAATGTCCCGGATCTGCGGGGCGAGTTTTTGCGAGGCTTAGACAGCGGCAGAGGGCTAGATAGTGGGCGTGGTTTAGGTAGTGTGCAAGGCAGCCAAAACGCAAGTCACAACCACTCTGTTAGCGGAACGACTGGCACAACGGAGTTGAGAGGCTCGGTCAAGCGTATTTCTGAAACCTACAAAGACGTTGGAGTTGCTACTGGAGTGTTCTCAAGGTCAGAAAACATCTGGTCGCAAGGAACCCCAGATTCTCCTGACTCAAGCTACTCGGGTGGATTTAACATGAACGCTGACCATAACCACAGTTTTTCGGCCAGCACCGATAGCAGCGGTTCTGCCGAGGCACGCCCACGCAACATTGCCTTGCTTCCCTGTATTAAGACCTAGAGCAGGGTTAAAATTCATCTATTGAGCGGCTGAGCCATGGCTGACATCAAAATCACAGACTTGGCGGCGTATACCGTGCCAACTAGCACGGACGTGCTGGCCGTAGTTGATGTAGGCAGCAATCTCACCAAAAAGGTCAGCATCGCTGACATGATGGAGAATGCAGGCAATGGAACGGCTGCTGCTCCAGGCATTTCGTTTGATGGAGATAACGACACTGGCTTGTTCCTCTCAACATCAAACACTATTGGTGTTGCGACTGCCGGTACAGAGCGCTTAAACATCAGCTCAACGGGACAGTTCGACTTTAAAACAGCTGGAACCAACAGTGCCCCAACAATTGCATTCGCTGGTGATGTAAACACTGGCATCTATCAGCCAGCAGCAGACCAAGTAGGCATCACTGCCGGTGGAACTCAGGCATTTGTCGTAGCAGCGACTGGGGTTACCGTTCCTGGCGATTTGACTGTCCAGGGCACGACCACGACGATTGATACAACGACGCTGGTTGTTGAAGACAAAAACATTGAAATCGGCAAGGTCGGCACGCCTACTGACACGACCGCTGACGGCGGCGGCATCACTCTTAAAGGTGCTACTGATCACACCATCACATGGGTGAACGCCACAAATAGTTGGGATTTTTCTGAGCATGTAAATTTAGCCTCTGGCAAAGAATTTAAAATTAATGGCACTAGTGTTCTTAGTGGCAGCACGCTAGGCAGTGGGGTTACTGCCTCTAGCTTGACAAGCGTTGGGACCATCACCACTGGCATTTGGAACGGGACTGCTATTGCCGCTGCCAATCTGGATCCCACGGTCGTCACGACTAGTGACAGTGGGACAGTGACCAGCACGATGATTGCAGATGGCACGATCCTCAATGCAGACATCAACGCCAGTGCTGCGATTGCTGACACAAAGCTCGGCACGATCAGCACCTCAGGCAAGGTCACCAACAACGCAACGACGGCCACTAATGCCAACACCGCAAGCGCGATTGTCGCTCGCGATGGTTCTGGAAACTTCAGTGCTGGGACGATCAACGCTGATTTAACTGGTAACGCCGACAGCGCCACTGCATTGCAAACTGCGCGAAATATTGGCGGCGTTTCGTTTGATGGGACCGCAAACATCGACCTGCCTGGCGTTAATGCTTCAGGCACGCAAGACACGAGCGGTAATGCAAGTACAGCGACCAAGCTAAGCAGCAACCGCGCGTTTGCCCTTACTGGTGACGTGACCGGCACCGTTAATAGTGATTTGGCCAACGGCGCAAGTATTGCTGCTTCAATCGGAGCAGGCGTGATTGTGAACGCAGACGTCAACGCAGCTGCTGCTATTGCAGGCACCAAAATTGACGCAGACTTTGGCGATCAAGATTTAACGGTTGACA